ATTATTTTTAATAATAGTTTTATCTAATATATTATTTCTTAATAAGAATCTATACAGCATTCCGGACTCATTTAATATTTTACTCATATAAAATATTGTAATTACAAATAAAAAAGGCGCCATAAAGGCGCCATAAAAAACTTATTTTTTTAATTAGCTATTAAGCTCCGATCACTGTAGACTTCCTGCCTACAGCGCATCCTCTTGCATTTACAATTGCGATGCCGATATTCTCAGCAACAACCCAACCTAAGCTTAGTTGTTTTGGTTCATCTGCTGGCAATACTTCAATATCAGAAACGATTGGCATTACTCCGACGAACTCAGGGTCAGCGGCAGCATAAACTGTTCCTGGTGGTACAATCTTTGATACCATTATATCTGCACCAAAGATATGGGCATATAATCCGGTTTGTAGAACTTCTCTCATGGTAACTGGATCAAAGTCACCGCCGTTTGTTCCTTGTCCACCACCAGCGCCCCAGCGTAGGATATCATTGAACTCATTGATATGCATGAAGTATTTAGCTGTAACTAGATCCCATCTATCAATTTGTCCTTTTAGCTCAATAAGATCTCTCTTGAGCAAGCCGGCATCGGCAATATCTTGTAGAGTATTTTCTACTTGACCACCTTGATCTAATGCAGCAAAAAGATTTGAGTCTTCAACTGCCATTATTTCTTGTTTAGCCTTTTGAACAGCTCTATCAATTACATTGAATCTTCGTCTACGAACTTCGCTCATTCTTACTTTTGGATTTGATACAATCTCAAATGTTGGAACGGTAATTCTATCACCAAATACTCTTGATTCTGTTACTGAACCGTTTGAAGAAACTACCATTGCTGATACATCAATATCTCTTTCGTATACTGGTAATGCACCTTGTGGAAGTGGGTCAACAACTAACGCACGACGTCCGATTCCGTGGTAATCCAAATTTCGTCTAATTGGGTTAGCCATGGCTTGAGCTAACGCAATTTTGCCATCTTGGGTCAACAAAGCTCTAGCAATCATGCTGTCCATTTCATTATCTTCAACGGAGCCAGTTTGAGCTATATTGCTTGGTTGATTCTCTTCTAGAAGAGAAGCGTACTTAGCTAACTGCATTGCTGCTTCTTTCATTGAAGAAGCATTTAATTCACCTTTGTTATTAAAAAATTGACTCATGGGTATATACCTTTGTTTAAAGTTTGCCAAATAATTGACTTAAAAAATCAAGCACCTTTTCGGCACTCTTAAAAACAATAAATATATATTCCATGTTTTTGGAAAAAAAGTTTAAAATAGTTAATTTATCTGCATAAATTCTTTAATTTTGTTTATATGAGAATAAAAATCATTTACTTTCATATTTGATTTTGCAAAGTTGCAATATTTGCAGCAAGGGACAACATCTGTAATTAAATGAATTGGAAGATTATTATATCTATCTAGTCCAGAGTAATAAATCATACCTGTATTTTTTGCCAACTCAGAGTATTTATTTGAATATTGGTAATGACAATAATTAGAAGGTTTATTATTACAATAAAAACAATTTTCTTGAGATATTGAAATAAAGAAATCTAATGGTACTTCTTTATTATAAGAATCTGACCATATTTTCTTTAAATTAGATATTTGATATTTGTTTAAGTTTAAATTATTTATTATATGTTCTTTAAAAGGTTTCTCAATAATATTGTTTATTCTATTTTTAAAATCAATTAAGCTTGAGTTAGATTTGAATCTATTACATATATTACAACAAGGAGTTATGTTATTTAAGTTATGAGATAAATTAGAATCTAATCTATCCAAGCCATTATAAATAAAATCTCCATTTAATATAGCTTCTTTTGAGTTTTTATAATTAAAGGTATTTTTTAAATTGCTAGGTGTAGAATTACAATAAGTGCAATTTTGTTGAGATAAATTATAAAAGTCATCAAATGTAAGATTCCCATCATTATATAAAGATTTCCAAACTCTTCTAGCAGAAGCTATTTTAGGTTCGTATTTTTTATTATTAAACGACGGGGCTATATTTTTTATTCTTTCTTTATTATAGCAACCGCAAGATTTTGTATTTCCCTTTAGGTTTTCATAAAGAACAAGAGTTTCATTTCCGCAATCGCATTTGCAAAGCCATTTATTGTTTATTCTTTTTATTGCGGTTAGTTTATTAAATCTTTGACCAGCAATATTTATATATTTTTTACAATTACAGGGATTTCTTTTTCTTAAAATGCTTTGATGAGAAATAATAAAGTTATTGCCACAAGAGCAAATACAATTATATAATGTAGAAGATTTGTTGTGCTTTAATATTCTTGTTGAATTAATAGAAATTACTTTATAATCAAGGTCTAATTTAAATACATTTATAGTATTATTCATAAAGTTAATATAATTTTTTTAACTTTTGTAGCAAGATTACTTAATTAAATTAATAATTGGATTATGTTTTATTAAAGATATCAACATGATCTGATTCATCAAAATCACTATAAGGGCTAGTTACTTTAAAATATCTTGGGTCTTCTTTTATTTGATTTTTTTGAAACTTATCTAATGTAACTTTAGAATAGCTTTTTCCAAGTTTTAGGTATTTTATTTCTGGATTCTTTTGTTTTAATATTTCTCCATATTTTTGATAAATACCTGCAAGCCAATCTGATTGTTCATTTTTTTATATTTTTATCAAATCTTTTAACATTGTTTTCGTTGTATTCTATATTATCAAGAATAAAACCTTGATCTTCTGGAACATAATGAAAATAAGATTGAGAAAGCAACATATAATCTTTATAAAGAACTAAAACTCCCGCTAATGGATTAATAAAAGAATCTACAGCTTCTTTAAATTCATTATCATAAAATACTTTATCAAATTCTTGATAATTATATGCTAACTTTATAAACTTATTAATCAATGACATAAATATATGTTTATAAATTCAAGTGCAATTTTATTTTATTAATGTGATTATAAAAGAGATTAATATCATAATCTCTTTTAAATCTATTACAATGTTTACAACAAGGAACGCAGTTATTTATATTATGATCTAATTTAGAATCAACTCTATCTACTCCATTCCATGATAAACCAAATCTTGTATTATATGGTTTACATCCACAATAAAAACAATTTAATTTACTTAAACTTATAAATTCTTTAAATTCTAATCCATCAGAATAGTTTTGTTTATAATGATAATGTAATTTATAATCTTCACTATTTAATTCTGTTATTATATAATTTTGTTTTTGATTTACTTTTATAGATTTAACAAGATTTAAAAAATCATTATAATTCATATTAGACTTTCCACTATTACATATTTTACAACATGGAACTACATTTGTTTTTAAATGACCTAAATTGTTGTCAATTCTATCTAAGCCGTTATAATAGAAATCTATATAAAATTCTTTTCTTGTAGCTTGGCACTTCTTATAATTACTTGGTTTGCCATTGCAATAATAACAATTTTTCTGACTTAATTCTAAAAAATCTTCAAATGTTAAATCACCATCATTATATATTTTTTTAAATTGTTTTCTTATATGAGCCAATTTATCTGTTTTTTCTATTAATTTGTTTATAGCTTTTTGTATATTAATTTTACTAGCTTCTTTAATTAAGCAGCCACAAGATCTTGTTCTAGTAAAATCATCTGAGCTACGATAAACAATATTACCGCAATCACATAAGCATTTCCATTTTTTATCTATTTTTTCTAAATATAATAATTTACCATTTCTTTTATTTGTTAAATCATTTCCACGTTTACACCCACAAGATTTAATAAATCTAAATTCAGCTCTTCTTCTAAGAAGTTTTTTACCACATATACATTCACAATTAAACTTTTTGTTTAAGTTACAATAAGAGATTATTTTTATATAATTGTATGTTTTGCCTATTTCTGAATTTATTGTATCTAAATAATTTTTTTTCATAATTTCTACTAATATGGTTATATTGTTTTTAGTTGTAATAGGTGTAAGTTAAATTCTCAAAGAAATTTGTAAATAGGAAAAATCACATGTCACTAAAGATATTAAATCCAGGCGTTCAGCCTCTTGGTTTGTTCGATGTTCTTGACTCAGAACTAACCTCCATTAAAGGTGGAGAAGTTGTAACATTAACTTCAGTTGTAAATACTGCTGCAACAGATAAAGCTGCTGCTGACGTATTTGACGGTTACACCCTACCATCTTCTGTACAAAAAAGACCAGCCGTAACAAAAACTTTAGCTTCTGGCAAAAGACCATTGATGTTGGCAGATGATGGAATTTCTGGCTACGGAACATTGTTTGGAACGGTGGTAGGTGGAACCGTAGGTCAGGTAGTTAACGGTGGAGCGGTCTTAGGACCCCACACCAGCACTGGTTCTGGTAAAATTACATGTTGGGACAAGCCAGGTCTATATGCTGTATCCTTGGATGCAGTTGATACCACAGCTTCAACAGGATTAGTTACAGGAAACACTTCACTAGACTCTGGCTCTGCTCTATATGCAACTACAGCCGGTCTTTTAACACCAAATGCTGCCGCTTCATTCGAAGCCGATTTAGTTGTAGGAAGATTCGTATCATTTGATACCAACGGATCATTAGTAACTACACCAAATAAATTAGTAGCTGCATTGAATTCACCAACTGGATCTTCAGAAGTAGCAAGATCATTTGCTTTTGCAACCTTCTTCTTCAATCCAGAACTATAATCTTAGCTTAGGTTAAACTAGCTTTAAAGAGCCTGGGAGAAATCCTGGGCTCTTTTTATTTTATATAAAATAATCTGATTCAGCAGTTTCATCATTTCTATAAGAAGGATCAAATATAGTTATTGTCCCATAATCAGTAATTCCAAGATTTTCTGCTTTATAATCAAAATAAGGAGTATATTTTCTATTATTAATAATTACATCTTTAACTAATTTAGTAAACCAATTATCTGCAAGAAAAATATCATTAGATTTTGCATCATTTGTTATTTTTTCTTTTAAAGATATAATTTCTTCTTGATCATAAA